TGTTAGTAAACTCATTGACAACATTAACCCTGTATCTCACCGTATCCATAGTGGGTATAATCAGTATGGTGCAAACAGCGGAAGGTTTACATCCTCAGGTTCAAAGAGAACAAGCGCTAAAGAACCTAAAGAAACCTACGGAGTAAATATCCAGCAAGTCCCACGCAGCGCTGACTTTCGTAGTTGCTTTGTCGCTGCTAAAGGATACAAATTAATTATTTGTGACTTTTCGCAGATTGAACTGCGGCTTGGTGCAGAGTTGATTGGGATACCTCAAATGATTAAAGCATTCCAAAACGACTTAGATCTGCACACCGTTACAGCTAGTTTGATTTACAAGGTCAAACCGGAAGAGGTACAGAAGTCTCAAAGGCAGGATGGTAAAACTCTAAACTTTGCACTCCTATATGGGATGGGTTTTAAAAAGTACAAAACCTACGCAGCCCAATCAGGCAAGGTTATAACTTTGTCAGAAGCAAAGATAGCGCACATGGCGTTTCACAACGCTTACCCACGCCTGCGTCAGTGGCATAGGGAGCGAGCTGCGATGGTCGAGGATGGTTGGTGCTACGTTCGTACGCCACTCGGAAGAAGGAGACTTCTTGCTTACGACGATGCGCAGATGATGGCGTGCGCCAACACCTTGATCCAAGGTTCGGGTGCTGATATTTTAAAACTTTCTATAGCAAAGCTTGGAGAATACTTAAATAAGGAAGCGTATTTAATAGCGTGCGTGCACGATGAATTAGTACTTGAGGTAGTAGAAGAAAGAGCAGAAGAGTATAAAAATATATTAGAAAAGTGTATGAACGAAGCAGCTGAAACAGTGCTGAAACAAGTTCCTTCAAAAGCCGACGCAGGAGTGGGCAGTAATTGGGCAGAGAAATAGGAGGTTTGTAATATACTGACAGCTAAATAAAATCTAGTAGCCTCAGAAGTACTCAATGGAAATTTTAAATATTCCTGCGGAAGTCACAAAAGAAATCTTCACTGCTAAAGCAGGAGAAGAGTACGTAGGTTGTGTACGGATGGTGGATTACATTTGCTTTACAGCTGAAACCTTTGATTCTGCTTTAAAAGCAGCTAACAAAGCACGTAATCTCAAGCGACTCCTAAGTCAACAAAGCAGTACACAACCTCAAAAAAAATCGGTGACTACAAAAAGCTCTAGCGTAAAAGTAAAAAAGAAGGTAGTCTATCATCAACGGCTATTTTCACTCCCAGAAATCGAAGTCATGCCTCTTCTGCGATTTAAGGAGGTGTGGGTCATACTGAAAGATAATCAGTACGTTTCCGATTGCCTAAATAAAGAGGAGAAAAAGCTAGTTAGTTACAGCGCTAAGCGCAGTGAAGCAAAACTTTTTAAATACCACGACGATGCCAAGAGCATGGTCATTACGTTAAAAGGTGTGTTAGGCCCAGGTTTTGAGTTAACTCGGTTTTTTATCCCGAACGAAGATTAGCTATAGTAAGGAATAGGTTTTTAATTTTTTAAAAACATGCGATATGCCGGTGATTACTTTGGTGTGGCCATTGAACCAGAAGGTTCGTCTTCATCTTCTCTTCTTCTGAGTTACTTTCCTACACTCAGAAATACCTACAAGAAAAAAACTCAAACAGAAACTAAGGGTCCTGCGCTGACAGGCAACGTAAAAGCAGCTCAAGAATTTGGAGGATTTAAACTTTTTGAAGCTCCAAAAAAACCTACTGCAAACCCTAAAGGTTCTGCTTTTGCGGGATTTAAACCTTTTGAAGTACCTAAATAAAAATTACGCTTATACTTAGAAAATAGGATCGACGTACAATGACTGCTTCTCGCTCGAAGTATTCCGCCCCTCTTCAAATGGCGGGTACCAAATTCAATATCGATTTAGCCGGATTATTTGAGGACACAGAAGGAAATGTGGACATGGGAGGTTTTGCTCCTGAGTTCAGAACGCAGATAACGGAAAAAGGTCGAGGTAATGTGCAGGGTTATAAAGCACCAAAAATGCCCACAACGATCTCTGAGTTCTCACTGAAACCAGAAGCACCCGGTACCAACGTCAACATTACCCTTCCCGGAGGCCCTCCTGCTCCTCCTGCTAAGCCTGCTGATACCCGCCGTTCATTAGGTAGCATCGCATCTGAGTACGGTCAGTCTGGCTTGTTCGGAGCTGCGGATTACTTCGAAGCGCAGAAAGCTGGTTATACCAATGAAGAAATTAGGAGTTATATGGAGGGCAATCCAAATATGGTTGCTCCAACAAACCGGGCAGGGCAATCCGGTGGTTTATATGAACAACTTATCAGGGGTAACGTCAACCCACAAAGTGTTAGTCCACGGGCGCCTCAATTAGACACTTCGAAAGGACAAGATCCTTTCTATTTTGGAGGCGAGGATTACAAAAACGCTTTAGCAGCAGGTAAAAGCAATGCTGATATTCAGCGTTACTTAGATCAAAATATGGGTAATCTCCGTGGTGGAAATTTACCTGGTGGTGGAGGTGTATACGATTGGGCGGCTGGTAAAGCCACGGCGCCTCAGCAGTATGGTGGACCCGCACCCGCACCTGCTCCAGCTCCCGCACCCGCCTACGAAATAAACACATCGGCAGGCCAAAGCGCTGAATTTTTTGGCGGTGAGGATTACAAGGCTGCAAAAGCAGCAGGAAAGAGTGATGCCGATATCAAGGCTTTCCTGGATAAAAATATTACTGGCTTACTAAGAGGAGGTAACTTAGAAGGGGGTGGCGGTGTATATGACTGGGTAACCGGGAAAGCTGCGGTCCCACAAGAATATCGTTAAAGTTAAAACAGTTTAGTTAGCTAAATAAAGATGTTCTCCTACCTCTCATACCTAAACCTCAGGGGGTGGCTTAAGCTACTCCCTCTTTTTTCGTTGACGAAAGCAGAGTTAGATATGATTCTGCATGAAACCCGGTTCCAACCGAATGACGTGTACTGAGGAATATAAATTAATTTTATTTAACAAAGATAAAAAATTAGAATTATCCTTAACAGCAAATGACATAGGCCACGCGCAGGCTCAGTCAAGCGATATTGCTCGTAGTCTCAAAGCAAGCTTGTTTGAATTAACTTATGGCGCTACTCGTAATTCAAAATTAAGCGAACTATATCGGCGACTTGCTTACAGTGACTTTAACCATAAAGAATGCACTCTATGGAAAGGTGCTTACACAAACGCAACTCCAGTAATTTACGCGTTAAATAATAGATATTATGTGCGGCCTTTAATACTCGATTACATGGAAATGAATAGGGACTTATATGTCAAACCTTCCTGCGGAAATAAAAGTTGCATAAACCCTTTCCACAACACCTACAAAAGCATGAAAGCTTCCAAAATGACTAGCGCAGACGTGAATTTGGCAGTAGCCTTTGCAAGCCAAGGCGCTCCCGTAAAGGAGATTGCCAAGGCTTTAAAAGTCCATCGCTCAACAATTTACAGAACCCTAAACCGTGAACGTTTTCATTCTGGGACTCCGCGTAACTAGTACGGCTCTTATAGACGATCAAAAGATCGCCAATGTCTTAACTGAGTCTCTCCCTGCAAGTGATCGTCGTATTGCAACGAAAGTTCAGCTTTCGATGTCAAGCGAGCATTATGTTGGAAAGCTTCTGACAAACTTAAAAGAAGGTCAAACCATTCTTGCTCTGGGTCCAACCCGGCCCACGCCGGATGGATTCCTTCAGATGCAACCCATGCTGGTAGTCGAACAAGACAACTGGGATGACCTCCTAGCTGTGAACTTGTTTGTCGCCACAGGTGGCCTCGGACCTAAAACCGAAGAAACCCAACTAGACGACGCAACGGTCACTAACCGCTCCCTCGCTTGGCAAAACGAAAAGGAAGAAACTCACTGGTTCAAGTTAACCGCGTGGGATAAGCTTTCTGCTCAGCTTGCTGAACTCGCTCCAGGTACACCAACAATTGCTGTTGGACGTGTTTCTACGAGCGAAAAAGAAGATAAGCGCTATCTTAACTACGGGGTAGATAAGGTTCTTTATCTCCCTAAAGCCACGCGGGCGACTCCTAAAAAAGCCGCTGACCTTGATAAAGGGCGCGTGTCCCCCTCTGCTCTCGGTTCTCTCGACTTCTCCCTCTGATTTAGGTACTAACCATGGTCTTTATTGCCGGTAAATTTTCAGTCGATGAAATTCTCTGTCAAATCCCGCCGCACACGCTTCGAATCGATCTTCAGGCGCGTCGTTGGAAATCCGACTCTGATCCTGACTCGGCGATTACGGATGCCAATGATAATGGTATCCCGATCGAGTTTGTTCTACTCGGGTTCACCCCTTTCTTCGGGAATCTCGGTATGCGTTCGCATGAAGAATTTATTCGAATCGCTTACATTGGCGTTAGCCCTAATCATCGTTTGCTACCTCCCCGGTGTGTTTCGACGAGCATCATTTCTGGGAAATCTAGCCAGAAAAACTTTATTGCTTACTTCCAAACGCTCTACAACAATCGGATCAATGTCGGTGAGATAGTAACATCAACAAAATTTGCCACCCGGAGCTTTAACGAACGTGATCCCGTCACTGGTGCAGATGGTGCCAAAATTAACTTCAACGCACTGGAGTTCAAAGATCGACCCCCTGAAGGTGCGGAAGAGCTTAAGCTTATTGAAGATATCGGAGCGTGGCTTGAAAACGATGGAGGAGAGTTGGTATCTTCTGCACTTCGTTCTTCTATCCCCGGTAGCAATCTGGTGGAGCTTCCTTTGGGAGAAAACCACGAGGCACTTAAGTCGTCTTTTACAGAGGCCAATCCAAAGCGTCTGGAAAGCC